AACAAAACATCAACACGTACTTGTCCAAATGCATCTGGACGTATCACGCCCCACTTGCCTGCAAATTTATAAACTTGACCTTTATATATCATTATGTTACTCCTTGTGAGTATTTACTCATAAAAATAGGCCCCGGAGGGCCTATTTTGAACTTATTAAGTTACGCTTATGAGAAGCTCAAGTTACCTGTAGTTACTTCTACTTTCTCTACGTAGTCAGCTGCATTACCAAGTGATGATGCAGTGTTTGACAACTCAACATATCCGTAACGAGTCATAAATGATACAACTGGCTCAAATGATGTTGGGTCAAGCACAACGCCGCTGCTCATTAATGGAATGTATGGGCAGTAGAACGCTGCTGCGTCTGATTCACTAGTACCTTTGTAACCAACTAGTACATCATCGTCGCCAGCATATGTGTTTACATATACTTTCATTGCGCCGTTTAGTGTACCAACCATTTTTGTGTTTGTTGGTGCTTCAAAAGTACCTTCAGTTGTTCTTGCGAACGCTGAAGTTGTAGCTGACTGTAGTACAGTCAACATCGCTGGAGAAACAACAGCCCAGTTACCTGCGCCTCTTCTTGTTCTTTGTGCGATTCTGTTTGCTGCTCTGTTAACTAGAACTGCTAATGCTGCGTGTTCGTCGCCAACAAATGTAGCTGTACCAGATACTGCTGCTTGGTCATAAGTGTCTGTACCTGTTCCTGCTAATGTTGCCAATGATGCTAGGATCTCTTGGTCAATTTCAGCAGTAATTTCTTGTGCCAAAGCAGCCATAATTTCTGCTTCAACATCAATGCCGTGCTGGCTTTGAGCGTCTTGAGCCGCTTCAAATGTCCAACGTGCTGACAACTTACGTGACTTAGCTTCAACAGTCTGCTTTAAGATCTGAATGCTAAGTTTGTTACCAGCTGCACCTTCTAATGCCGCTGTAGCTGCACCTTTTGCAGTTGATGCGTCACCTGAATATGCTTCAGCAATTTTGAATGGTGAAAGTGCTTCTTCTCCAGCTACTGCACCGGCTGCGCCTGTACCTGCTGTGTCTGAGTAACGTACTCTCAATGTGTGGATTTGACCCACTGGACCTGTCATTGGCTGAACACCAACGATTTCGTTTGCAATCACTGTTGGCATAACACGTCTGATCACTGGTAGGATCACACGGTTAAGTGTTGCGATATTGCCGGCAGAGGTAGCTCCAGCACCTGCAGTCTCAGCCAAATACTTGCGTGTATTCTCAAGTGTTGACGCCATAACTGCTTTCTTGTTGCCGCCTAGGCCTTCAAGAAGTGCTGTTTTAGTCTCTTGCCAGCGACTTTCTAATAGTTCTGACATTGTTATCTCCTTAATTCAAACCAGCTAAACGCTTGATATCAACTACGTTGTTATCAGCCTTTGCTGCCATATCAGTTGTTTCGGTTTCCCTGTTGCCTGTTACTTCTTTTGCCTCTGCTAAAACTGCCTTCTTCGTTGGACTCTTGCCGTCGATAACTGCCGGTAAGTATTTCTCAAACTGTGATTGTAATTTTCCTGTTTGAACTGATTCTAACAAGTCCATCATTATTTCTTTCTGGTCAATGCTCAATGGAGCAACTAAACCATCAATTTTTTCTTTGCGTGACACAGATTCAGTGATCTTTTTGTTCTCTGCTGCCTGTGCTTCTGCAAGTTTGATTGCTTTAGACGCTGCTTCTTTTGCTTCTGCAAGTTGTTGATCTTTAGTATCTACAACTTTTAGTAGTTTAGAAGTTTCACTCTTCTCGTTTAGATATGAGTGTTGATATTCATTAGCAAATGCTTCGAATAGCTTACGTCCAAAATCATTCTGGCGTGCTGCTTCAATATCTTCTTTCAGTGCTGAAATCTCTTTTGTGAGACCTTTTGACACTGTTTCTGATACCAACGCTGCACTTTTCTTAATAAACGTTGACTTAACGCTATTAAGATGTTCTTTGGCTTCGCGTACTAGACGTACTTTAGTTTCAGCCAAGTCTTTTTTATCTTCGTAAAATTCTGCAAGTTCTTTAGCAAGTGATTCTACTACAAACTCTTCTAGAGCAACAAACTTGTCAGCTGTTGCTTTTTGATCGGCGTGTAGTTCTTTTATTTCTGAAGCTAGTTGCTCAGAAACAAAAGTTTTCATTAGGTCTGCATTTTTACGCTGAGCAACAGCAAATTTTGCTTTTGCTTCTGCTAGTTGTTTACGATCGTCTTGGAATTCCGCAATTTCTTCTGCTAATTTTTCTGTAACAAGACTGTCAATGGCTTCCACCATTGTTGCTTTGTCGTGCTCATATTTTTTAGCAAATTCTTCACGTAGTTCACTAGTAACTTCAAGGCGATTTTCTTTAACCTTTGCGTTCCACGCTTCCTCTAACTCAGAACGTACTTCTTCTGATAGTGCGTCATTTTCGAAGAGATTTTTGAGTGCATCTAACATTAATTTCTCCTCGTTATTGGAGCCTGCTTATTATATTCAATAAGCTCTCTTTTAAATACTTTTGTGCCTTTTTGTCGCCTTGGACTTCTCTTGAAGTTAAAAATGCCTTGTATCCACCTCTTTCGTTCATTAAATGTTCGTAAATTGGTGTTGGATACGCACCGGGGGCGCTGGGCTGTGCCACAACGTCCACAGTAATAATCTCGAATCCGGCAACTTGTCCGCCGCCGTCGACTTCACCACTACCTCTCGATGAAACGCCTAGTTTAACTCCGCTTTCAAGCATTGTTTTTACTAATTGTCCCATCGGAGTTGGTAGTACTTTTAATTTTCCATAACCATTTGGACCGTCCATCCACATTTCATTTATCATATGTGATACACGATCTAAGTTAATGTTAAGTCCTTCAGGATGATCGACTTCGCCTAACACTGAGTAGCCGCCACTAATTTGTTCGTTGAGTGTGGTGACAGCCCTGCTAATCTCATTCACGGGATAAACACGCTGATTGGCGTTTTTGACTCCGCCTTGAATACAAATTCCTTTCATATAAAGGTCTTTGCCATCATTAGCAGACTCAACTACAATCTTAGCCTGGTCAAAACTCAGATGTTCGTTTAAGTGTCTCATTCTTTAGTCCTTATGCGCCAATAGGTGATTTCTTATTTGCGCCATCGTCTCCCTTTGCAGGGGCTTTTGCTGCCATTGGTTTGCCAGCTTTTCCACCAGGAACGTTTACGTTACCAGCGGCATCTTCTTTTGGCTTTGCAGGTGTCATTCCTGACTCTTCACCGCCTGCTGCAATGTTTGATGCGTCTCCGCCCATATCATTTGCACCAGCTACTGGTGATTTTGCATTTGCGCCATTGTCGCCTGCGGTCATTGACACTTTGTCAGTGTATTCACGCATAATTTCTGTTTCTGACTTAGCAACAGTTGATTCTTCTACTTCTTCATCAGTAGCTTCTTCTACTTCTTCGTCAGTTTCTTCAAAAGCGATTGCTTCTTCTTCTTTTTCTTCATCGTCGCCTTCTTCTGAATCCATATCCATAGGCATTTCGTCACCGTCGTCATCTCCTGGTGCTTCATCGTCCATCATTGCTTCAAATTCTGCTTTTAATGCTTCTAGTTCGTCTTCTAGATCCATTACACGATCTTCAAGCTCTTCGTCGCCTTCGTCGTCGCCCATTCCCATATCGTCTGCTGGTGCTTCATCATCCATTCCTGGCATTTCAATGTCGCCCATCATATCGTCTGCTGGGTCAGCTTCTACTGCTGGCTCGTCAAAGATGCCTTCTTCAACTTCGTCTTCAGTTGTGGCTTCTTCTTCTACTGCTTCTTCTGACTCTTCTACTTCTTCGTCAGTAGCTTCGTCTAAATCATCTTCAGATGACTCATCAACTTCTTCGTCTGTTGCTTCATCTACTTCTTCGTCAGTAGCTTCTTCAACTGCTTCGTCTTCGTCTTCTAATAGTGATTCGTAAATATCTCTTGATTTTTCAACCACGATTTCGTGGAAAAGTTCTGCTGCTTTTTCGCGATCTTCGTTAACAAGATGCTCAAGCATTTCTTCAAACTTATTGTGCTCAGTCATTGTTATCTCCTTTAGTTATCTTTACAAGGCTGTCTATTATATTTACACTTTTTCGAAAATATACGCTTAAAATGGGGTCAAAACAGCGTATTTTAAGATTTTAATGGTGTGATCCCAAAAAAATCCATAAAATTATCAATTGTAATATGTTTTAAATTTTTACAATCTTTTAACGTATCCGGTATATAGCTTTCCTCATTTTCCGTTACTCGAATGTATTTAGTCCTTACAAATTGATTTATACAGGCCATAGTTTGACGCTGCCAATTTCCGTAATAAGTGGCTCTATCATTAATATTTTTATAGTTTTTTGTGCCTGAATATATATTGTTTACAAGTTCATTGTCTTTGCCTAATCCAACATAATCGAAGCCTAAAATATAAATTTCGGCATTATCGTGCATACTTGCCATATGTAAAGCAGTAGGTCCACTACTCCAACCTTTATTTGGGTTGAATTTGTTTATGTTAGGATCTTGCTTGGTTAATTTGTTTGGATTGCTCCATACTTCGTGTTTGTGATGATAATTGCTTTTTTGTATTTCAATTATCATTTTAGTATCAACAGCAACCAAATAGTCAGGTGCAAATGTTCTAAATATTGCATTACATCCATATATTTTTCCGTGCTGTTTTAAATCAAACGGGTTGATAATTTTACGACTTGTACCATTTCCAAGCACAAATGCTACTTTTTTGTTTGACACTAGTCACCTTTTGTTAAACTGCCGCTGCTGCTTGTGCAGCCAATCCGTACATTTGTTTAACCTTTTCAAGCTCTTGAACTGTATCTTTTTGGTGACTTTCAGCAGCTTTACGAGCTTTATTAATATCTCTTAGAGAAAGCCTAGTTTTCCTTGAATCGTCAATCTTTAACACACTTGTATCGTCAGAAGGACTATAGGTTAAATCTTCAATTGGTTCTAGGTTGTCTTTGTCAAAGTAAAAAAGTTCTCTAAGTATCATAGTATTATTTATACAGTTTGGTCAGTTGGTTCTGCCTCTGCTGCTCCTCCAATATCATCGCCTGTTGCAGTCTCTGGTGCTTCGCCATCACCTGCATCTACTGCATCTCCTGCGTCACCAAGTTCGGTTTCAAGTCCACCAAAGTCATCTGCTAACCCTGCTCCAGACAATCCAGCTGCACCCATTTCAGGTTGCTGTGCTGCCGCATCTAAGTTATCTTGATTTTCTTCCATCCACAAGCGTTCATTCTCGGCAATCTCTTCATCACTGAGTCCTAAGAAACGTTTTAATGCAAATCTGTTTGACATAAATGGAACTGCTTGAATTGTACTAAATGTACTAATTCTATTGTTATCAAGTTCTGCTTGTCTATATGCAGCAAAGTTTTGTGGCGGTGTAAGATCTAAGTCAAACATTGAATAATCAACGTTTACACCTTTGTTTTTTAGATATAATTTGAATTCTGTATTGAATACTTCTTCAAGCATTCCTTGAAGTCTTTCACAATACTTGTTAAATCTTAGCTCTTGAATGTATGCTGTACCAACTCGTCCATCATTGTACTGTGATGCACCGTCGTCGGCACCAGTAGGCAAGTAGGAACTAGGTATACGCAAGCCGCGAACCAATTTGTTGGTAAAATATCTGAGATCATCAATCTCTCCTAAATTAGTACCACCAGGCAGTGTTTCAACCTTAGAGCCACGTCCTTCAGCAGTCTGTGGAAAAAAGTAGTCTTCATTGATTGACAGTGGGTTGTATGACGAGTCTATGACATTCGTTCCGCCACCTGTCTTGGATGGGATTCGTCTTTGATGTATTTCCGTTTTAACACGCTCCACAAACTGCATAGCAAGGTGTGAAGGCATATTACCCACATCAACGTAGAATACTCTGCGCTCAGGCGCACGTTGTACACGATAGATAATAATCGCATCTTCAAGCAATTCTTTTTGCTTGTATACTTTAAAAATACTTTCTAGTAAACTATTGCCAAAAGGAAAGTTTTGATCTAATCCTTCGCTCATACTCAAATGTATTACGTGATTAGCATCAACAAACGTTTCACTTTGGTCGCTTTGCCATCTACTTGATCCAGATGGTGGTGTTGCTGAACCAGTGGCTGCTTTTTGGCTAATTGTTTGATAACCAGCTGTTCCGCCTGGACCATAACTGTTTTGTGTGTTCAACGGTGTTGCTTCTAAAGGACCAAATGCAAAGTTTAAATTTTTCACAACATACTGTTCAGGCTTTTTGCCTTCACTTTCGTTAACAATTATCTTTGTTACTTGACTTGGATCTAAATGAAACCATTTTTGTGTTTCTGGATCTCTAATAAAAAATTGATCACCGTACTTGAAAGAATTACGGATAATACGAAACATACGTGTATCAAACTGTTGTATCTTACACCATTGCTTGAGGTACTCTCCTAAAATCTTTACTTCAGAATTATTTGCTTGTTTCTTAAAATTGATGTTAAAATGTGTGTCATTATCCTTGGCTTTTTGCGAACAAAACTCTGCAAGGATATCAAGTGCAGCATTTACTTCACTGTCGCTATCCATTGTATTGTATTGATTGTAGCGTTCGATACGATTAGGCGAACCAACATATACATCTGGCAAATGTGAACTATAATTTGCAGCGGCTGGACCTGGACCAGCTTGTCCTTTCATACTAAATGGACTATAACTGCCATTTGCATTACTTTGTGTTGGTACTGGTGTAAAAAATTTCTTCCAACTCACGTGCCTATTCCTTTTAACATATTTCCGCTCAATCCTTTTGTAGCTCTATACTGTCTCTTACTAGTGTCAGCGGCGCCACTTTCAACTCTTAATAAACTTTCTAATAATGAATTTTGTGTGTTTAATTTTCCTTCGAGCATAGAAACCATTGTGTCTGTGATACTATTACTTATCGCATTAGTGTCACTATTATACGACGAAGTGGCATTATTGTCAATCTGTGAACGTAATCCGCGCATTGCTGTAACTAAATTGCGTGTATTTTCTGTGCTTAACACATTACCAGGACCAGAAATAAGTTCTGGACCCATTTCACCTGTTACTCCAATTTCGCCTGATCTAATATACCCACCGTCAGCAAATCCTCTACCTGTGAACCCTCTAGTTTTATAATCGTTTATTCTAGCCTTTGTAAATGCTTGTCCTGTCTTTATAATTGCTTGTGAAAGTTCTGCTTGCATTTGATCTATTTCTGCTGCTATAGCTTGAGCTTGTTGTGATTGTCCTGCAAGGGTAGCTTCTGTTTGTCTAAACTGTAACTGTGCAATTTTTTGTTCGGTATCCATTACTTCTTTTCTTGCAGCAGTAAGTTCTGTAGATAATGTTTCAGCAGTTTCTTTGACATCATCACCTGTTGCTACACCTGTATCACCCACTGTCATATTTTCAACGTTACCTATGTGCTGATTTGTCATATTTTCAAATGCCATCGTACCTTCTTCGTAGACTTTTGATACGTTCTCAGATGCTCTAAATAAATTATCAACTACACCGCCAAGATTGTTTGTAATTT